CTGGCCTTAGCAAGGTTTGCTGTGATCGACTTACTTGTGTAAGTATGATACACAGCACACAAAACGGAGATGTTAGAGCGCTCCTCAACAACAGATCTGAGGGTGTATTTGCTAACTCTTAGCATCTCCTGATTCGTCTTACGGATCACGCTGCGCCGAATGTCATCAATCGGCACACCTAGTTCCGCGGCAACATAATTAAGGTAATGTTGACTACCTGTGTCCATGAGCCTACTTAGCTCTTCTCCCTGCGCACGGTTGTAATAGATGAGGCTCTTCTCAACACACGTGCTTCCGGGTACCGCCATTGGATTGCAGCCTCCTTGCAGTGGATGTAGCTTGTAATAGGCCTCACACGTCGCCACGTCAGTCTCGAACAGCTCAGCCATACGCTCAATCACACGCGTGCGCAGTCTGTCTACACTTGGCTGGTTGCCACCGCGTTTGAGCACATTTGCTATGCGCTCATGCACCGCGTTAAGCACTGCAGGTAGACTCTGCGGGGTGTCAGACTCAACACGGGCGTGACATACAGTCGCACAAGCCCGTGTCAAGTACTGTGCTGACGTAGGGTCAGGCGCCAGCGCATCGACACGTAGGAATTCTGCGATTGTGCCTAGCATCATCTTGCTCTTCTGTGCGCGTAGACCGTTTGCCTTGCCGGACTCATAGAGTTGCACTCCGTCGACGAACTTGTCAACAACACAGAACACGTCATCACCGTTATGTATTGCGTACAGCACCTTGTCAGCCAGGCCGGACGCCAGGAGGTACACACGGTTTAGGACAGTGTTCATAAATGAGGTGAGTCGCCATCCTGAGAACAGTGTTCCGTTGACAGTGTATTGTGTGCCACGCTCGTTGTCACGGACCCTGGCGTGCTTTACAGACTGTATCACCCAAGCCATAGCCCTGTCCTGGTCCTCACTAATGAAGCGCTGGTGTACAACGCGCCATGCTGCAAGTACGGCCACCATGTTCTCGGTACTGTGCTGGCTGTTGAAATCGTCATAGTCATAGCAAAACGGTATGCCACCCGACATCGCACTGACAAGTCTGCGCACCTCGGCATCGTTAGCACGCTCACCTACAGGGAAATAGACGGGCAGTGCCTGTTCAGCAGTGTGCATGACGAAATCGGTCAGTAGGAAGCTCGTAATGTCGCAGCCATACAGTGCACGCACTTTGCCCCACTCGTACTTCGTACTAGTAGTGGCGTACAGCATCGGCGCACGTTTCAGAAAGTGGTCGATCGACACGTCGTTGGGCATGCTTGAGACAACAGAGAGTTTATTTGCCAGCTCTGGGTCAGCGAAAGCCGCTTTGTACTTGATGTCTTCAGCGTACTGGGAAACGAAGCTTCCGGTAGTCATATTGGCCCATCGCTGTGCCCAGTAGTCGCTCCACTTGCTCTTAAGCGGTGCATGGGTCGCAGTTATGCCATCGCGGAATATCTGTTTAGCGAGGTCAAAAGTGACTTTAGGGTCGACGTTTGCAAACTTGACACCCTTCGTCCTGTTATACTCTTCCTTGGCCCAATCAACCTTGGCATCAACTCTGTTCTGCAGCACTTGTAGCTCAAATATCTGGTTCAGCCAACTATGCACGACATGTTGGCTCTGCTTGCTTGCGATGCCCCAAAACTTTAGCCACGTCCATAGTGTCACATCAGCTGGTTTACCGACAACTACGCCTGCCAGGAATCTCACCGCACGCAGTTCGGCCGTGTAAACATACGTAAGCACTGTCGATACGGTTGACTCAACAGTATCGCCAAGTCGTCGCACGATGGCCTCAGCCAGCTTGCACCGCTCGTTCGCGCACGCATCATGTCCGGCGTGAATGTACTTGTACCCGTGCTTGAATGACGACGCGGTCGTGCAGCATGATGCCAGCACCTCTTCTGGTCGCAGCAACGTATGAGCGTCGCGTGATATGCGCTGACGCTGATACATGCCCTTGAAGAAATGCAAGTCACCAGGATACAACGCACTCGTCTTAGTCATGTGATCAGCATAGGCAACGTACGGGTCAGTGTTACCGGGTAGGTGGCAGTAGTTCTGTGCAAAGTACATCCCAAGCATTCTGTAGGTGTTGGGGTGACACCTAGTGACGAGTTCAACATCGCAGTAGAAGAAATCCATGCCGGTCGCTGGAAAGGTAATCCAGTAGCCGAGGACATACTCACCGCGGACATTGCCATACATCAAGAGGTTCTTAGGGTTGCGGGTGTTAACCGAGGTTGGTGATATAGCTACGCAGGCCAGCGTGCCCTGAGAGAAACGGGTCGTAGCGCTGGCACTGTCTCGGTTGAAAAGCAAAGGTATTTTTTGTAGTAATTGATTTTCTGATTTTTTTGGTTTTTGGCGGAGCATCTCCCGATTTGCGGTCATCTCCATGTTCTGATTTTTTTGTGCTTGAAGGATTTTATAATTTTTTTGTACTTGTAGCATTTTCTGGTTAAGATAATAGAAAGGAGAATTTGACCCAGGCATGTCGTCCACAGCTATATACCAACACCAATTACTTGATGTGCCATAGCTGGAACGTCCGCCTGGGACAGCTGAAAAGAATAAAACTCTTTCAGCTGCACCCAGTCAATTTGCTGGGGTAAGTGCAAGGCCTGGGGAGCCTCGGTCGCAATTTCACCGCCTTTAACATCGAGTGTCACCATAGTCGTCAGCGCGCCGAATGGGTCGCATAGTTGTCCATCGACAAAGATAGTGTACTTATACACATCACAGGTCATCTTCACGCGTATGAAACGCCCAAACGACGGCAATTCGCACCAACAATGATCGCGCTCGCTGATGTCTTCACGGCTGACGCCAAAGTACTCACTGGGTTTCACAGCCGAGTTGACAATACTTGGCATATAGTGCCCATTCGTATTGGCAGCCCAGTTGCGAAACGCGCGCCCTGTCGGTTGGAACTTCGCGACCACGTCGTAACCCATGACACGCATAATTCCCATGAACTTATTCATGTCACGGCTTGACTTTGCCACGTACTCATCACCGTATAGGACAAGCGTAGCCTCCGACATGAGGTCATTGAGGTAGTATGCGCTCGGGTTGATACCCATGGTTAGAACGGGGTAGCAATATGGCATTATCTCACGAGCCACGAACAGGTCACGAGTGGTGCCTTCGTGGATAACTTCCTCGATGCCGTACACGGTACGCGCTTCTTCATCCGCCGCAAGCACGAGCATGCGCAATGCGCTGTTGTCAACGTGCAAGCGTTGGAATCTGTACAGGCCCGTGAAGGTCGGCCATGGCAGCTCGACTTTGGTACCCATGCGCATAGCAAATAGCTGCAAGTCCCACGCAAGGCCGCAGTCATAAGTCGCTCTGGAACCGACATATGCCGCAGGGAACAGAGTTCTGTCCTTCTGAGTTAGATATTCAAATTCCTGGGCGTGTGTCACTTCACTCAGTGCTATGGAATGCACGATGATACGCATCGGGTTGTGTTTCC